CTCAACGACCTTGGAGGTCAGCATCTCGTTAGTGCCCTCAGCGTGAACCTGAGTCGGCGACAGGGTCAGGGCCACGCCGCCATCACCGGCCCGCTCGACCAGCTTGCGGATTTCGCGGGCCGTCTTGCGGGGGATGATCAAGCCGGGGAAGTCAGGGCAGTCGTCCGGCGCCGGCCACTGCGCCAGGGCCAGCCGGTGACCGTCGGTCGTCACGCAGCGGAGCATCTTCACGCCGTCGACCATCAGGGTCTGGATAAAGACGCCGTTGAGGTAGTAGCGGGTTTCCTCGGTCGAAGCCGCGAACAGGGTCTTGTCGAGCAGGCGGGCGAACTCATCGCTCGGGATGTCGACGGTGGCGCCCGGCTTCAGGGCCATGGTGGGGAAGCCGCCAACCGGCAGAACCGGCAGTTTGACCGACGACCGGCCCGCCTTGACCATCAGGCGCGGGTCGGCATCGCTGTAGGAGACCGACACCTCGGCGCCCTCGGGCAGCTTGCGCACGATGTCGAACAGCAGGCCGGCCGGCACGGTGATGGCGAAGTGGCCACTCGCCGCCAGGTCGCCGGTGTTAACCGTGGCCGTGGCGGCGATGTCCAGATCGGTCGCGGTCAGCGACAGATCGGCGCCGTCGAGCGTCAGCAGCACGTTGGACAGGATGGGGATGGTGTTGCGGTTCTCGACGATCGAGCGAACCGCTTCCAGACCCCTGTGAAGGATCCGGCGTTCAATGGCGAAGTTCATGGGTTGAGTTTCCTGCTCAGCGCCCAGCGCGGGGCCCTCAGGCGCCGCTTCACGGTTTCCATGGGGGGCTCGCGACCCGTACCACTTCCGCCGCTGGCCTCAGGGTGAGGCCTTCCAAGGTGTCGCCCTCGCGGGGGCGAATTGGGTGGGGCCTTACATCCCCGCGGGCCAGATGCTTGCCTTTAACGCCGTGCTCGCCAGTGCTTAGGAGATGCGGGGTCGAGACCCCAACCCTTTCTTGCAGCGTGGTCCGCACCTTCGAGGGGATGACGACCGGCTAGAAGCCCTAGCCGCCACCCCCTCCCGCGATTTCCCGACGACCAGCTGGCCGGGGGCATCGCGAAACTTGGGAGCGGGAGTGGGACTCGAACCCACGACCTCCGGATTATGAATCCAGCGCGCTAACCGTCTGCGCTATCCCGCTGACGGACACCCTATCGACTAGGGCGCTTGCGTCAACGGTGGGCAGGGTGCGCCAGAGTGGCGCAGGTAGGCGGCGCCCCGGCAGGAAAACGGGGACGCCGCCACCGGCTCTGCTTCCGGAGGGCTCACACTTAAACCAGGTGACGGTGTCGGGCCGCTTGCGCGGTGACCTCAGATTGAAGTCACGACACCCTAGAACGGAATCTCGTCGTCCAGATCGGCGCTGAAGTCCTCGCGCTTGGCGGCGCCGCCGCTGTTGTAGTCGCCCGACTGGCGCCGCTGGCCACCATCGCCGCCACCGCCCCGCTCGCCGCCATCGCCCTTCGGGCTGAGCAGGACCATCTCGCCGCGGAACTTCTGCAGGACGATTTCGGTGGCGTACTTTTCGACGCCGTCCTGCTCCCACTTGCGGGTCTGCAAGGCGCCTTCCAGATAGACCCGCGACCCCTTGGACAGGTACTGCTCAGCGATCTTCGCCAGCCCGTCGTTGAAGATCACGACCCGGTGCCATTCGGTCTTCTCCTTCCGCTCGCCACTGTTCTTGTCCTTCCAGGTTTCGGAGGTGGCGACCGACATGTTGCACACCTTGTCGCCGCTGTTCAGCGTGCGCACCTCGGGATCCCGGCCCAGCGTGCCGACCAGAGTTACCTTGTTGACCGAGCCGGCCATGGGGAGTCCTTTCAGGCGCCGCAGCGCCGGTTACGCGGCCTAGAATTCGGCCGCCTCTACAAACTGGAAGCAGCCGGGGTCAGCCGCTTGAACGATCGCCCCCGTGAGGCCGCAGGGCCCCCTTGGCAGGGGGTTTCCCTCGTCATCGACGGGGAACGACGTGCACCGCCCGCAGACGTCGCCGGGGGGCAGGGAGAGCATGGCGGCGACGTGGGTAGGCAGGCCGGGCATGCCGCGCTCAGCCGCCGCGGCGCGCAGGTCTTCGGTGTCGCTACCGGTCTCGGGGATGATGAAGGTCGCCGTGCCATGGGCGCGGGCCCAGGCGACGTCGCACAGCTGCGCGGCGTAGGAGTGGTGGGGATCGATGCCGACCTTGGCCACCTTGCGCTTGTACTGGTTCGTCTCCTCGTCCTTCTCGACCACCAGAGCGGTTTTCGTGAAGTGCACCCACGCGCGCATGGCCGGCGACTGGATGGTCTTCACTCCCTCGTCACGCACCTCCTGCTGGAGCTCGTTCGGGTCGGGCCAGAGGCAGATCGGAATCGGCGCCGTCAGCCGGGCAAAGAACGTCTGCATGGTCTTGAACTGGTCGGCGCGCACGGTGTAGCGCGTCCGCATCTCGTCATCGGTCCGGCGCTCGGAGGTGTCGAGTTTGGGCGCATCGCCCCACTTCACCATGTCGTCGCGCAGCTGGTCGAAGCCGTTGCAGAGGAACACCCGGCCGGGGTGGCGGTTGGCGAATCTCAAGGCGTCGTTAAAATTCGGCAAGTGCTCGACCACGCAGACCGACACCCCATATTGCTCCATGAGCTCGGACGTCCGCTTGAACGGGTCTTCGCCGTAAATCTCCTCGATGTGGACGTAGGCCTGCCGGCCGTCGGGCAGGCGCTCCTTGATGTGCACGACGTTGAACGCGCCCATCTGGTCGATACCCATGAAGGTGCCGCGGGCGCCGCGCTTCCACCGCACGCCGGCGGCCTTGCCGGCCTCGACGCAGGCCCGCATGTGGCCAAGGTTGACCGGGATTTGCGTCGGGTCGAGGTAGGGCTTGCCCAGCACCCGGTTGTAGAAGTTCTTCTTGTCGGTCGAGTCCGTGTACTTCCGCATGATGTCGTCGGGCGAAATCGTCGGCGAGAGCATCTGATGGAAGTGCGCCGAGATGTTCCATGCCTCGGGGTTCTCGGGAATCCACTGGCCCCGCTGGGGGTCGTCGATGCGGTGACCGGCCTCGCAGACGTAGCGGTATGAACCGGGCCGCTTGGTCAGCGGGTGCAGCGCCTCGGCATCCCATTCGATGCAGGAGGGGAAATACTCATCCAGCGGCTTGGCGGCGCCGCAGGTCGGGCACTCGGTGTGGAACCGGTGTCGCGTGCCGCCCAGGTAGTGGAAATGGATGTCGAGCTCGGGCCAGTTGGCCGTCGACCCCATGAGGGCGAAGCGCACATCGGAGCCGGACATCCGCTCCATGGTCTTTTCCATCTGCGCCAGCGTCATCTCCTGCACCTCGTCGAAGTTCAGGACGTCCATCGGGATGGACTCCGTCGTCGCCCGGCCACTCGTCCAGCTGAAGACAAAGAGCGCCTCGGCAAGGCGCCGGCGGGTGACGTTGCCCTCGCCGGCCTTGCGGCCCGTGCCGTCGGCCGCATCCTGCGTCATCAGGCCGTGCACCTTGGGCATGCTGCGCACGATCGGCATGAAGCGCTCGCTCGACTTGACCGCGGCGAGGTTCATGTCGGGCAGGAACATGCCGACGGTGCACGGGCCGTGCTTTATGCCGAGATAGATCGCAGCCAAGATTTCCAGGATTGTGAACCCCACCTGAGCGCACTTCATCAGGATCAGGGTGTGGCTGAAGGCCTCCGCCTTGGTCGTCGGAATCTGGTCGTAGAGCCAGCGCATGGCCGGCCGGTTGTCGAGCCGGAAAGGCTTGCCGTCGACCTTCAGGCCCTCGGCCGCCAAGCGCTCGCACCACGCCGTGAACGTCAGGCCGTCAGGGATGACCTTCTGGGGCTCGGTCAGCCGAAACCCCGTGCGCGCCTCCAACCTGGTCAGCGCCTGCGCCAGACCAGCCGACATGTCGGGCCGGTTCCGGCGGCTAATCCTGACGTGCATGATAGGCGTCGAAGGGTTGCGCCGTCGGCTCGGCGAAGGGCGTCATGGCCTCGGCGTCGTTCAGGGCCTTGAGGCGCGCCATGATGCGGTGCGCCACCTCAGGTTCCAGCGCCAGCACCTCCTCGGCGATGATGTCGACCACGGTCGCATAGAAGGTCTCCATGCGCTGAAGGTCGTACACCTCCTGCATCACCTTGATGGCCGTTTCGATCGTGTCGAGGCGCCGACGGATCGTGTTGTCGAAGGCCGTGATCAGCTTGATCTTCGGCTTGCCGGTCGCCGGGTTGATGACGAACCGGGTGTCCTCGCCCTTGCCCTCGGTCTGCAGGGCCTCAAGTCGCAGGGTCTCGATGTCCTCGACCACGGTGTGCAGCATGGCAAGGAAGTCCAGCTTGCGCCGGCCCTCGGCGCCGTGGGTGGCGATGTAGGACGGCGACGGCGCGGCCGGCAGCACGCGGGCCATGGCCTCGGCCACTTCCGCCGCCTCGACCCGCGCCTCAGCCGCGCCCTCGCCGACGCCTTTCTTGACCTTCTCGACCCATCGGAAAAACTTGCGCTCCGCCGCCGACCCCTTGGACATGTCGGTGAACACCTGAGGATAGCGCTTCCAGACCAGCGAGTAGTTGGCCTCGCCGTGGATTTTCAGGTGCGCCCCGATGTCCTTCAGGATTTTCGCGCGCAGGGTCTTTTCGGTGCTGCTCATGGTTTCAGGCTGTCGTCACGGCTGGTTGATGGGAACGCGGCGGCGATCACAGACGCTCGTCGCGCCAGTCGCAGTAGAGCGCCAGCGGCCGCGTGACGGGCCAGAGCGCTATGACCGCGAAGACTGTCCATGGGAACCGGCGACAAAAGGCAAGGCCGCGCGCATCGGCCTCGTTGACCGCCTCAATGGCGAACACAGCGTAACCCGCCAGCCAGCCGGCGATGATGATGGTTCCCAGCATGGTCTAGCCCTCCTGCGCAACAGCGTCGGCGGGCGCCGGCTCGACATACCGGAACACGATTTCCGCGCCTTCCGCCGACACCTCAAGTCCGCCCGCCTCGGTGAACGCGCCCTCTTGGGGCAGGCGAACCTCGCCGCCGTCGCGCTTGACCACGGCCTTGAGCGCCATGGTCGCTGAGTGCCGCATGGCGTCGATAGTGGACAGCCGGGTGTGCAGGTCGAGTTCCTGCTCATCGCGCCGCCGGTCGCGGGCATCCTTCGCCGGCCCGAGGTCCAGCGTGATCGCCGCCTGATGGCCGGCTTCGGTCAGCCAGTTCCAGCCGTCGGCGCCGGCGGCCAGGCCGTGCACGGTCAACTCGACGCGGCCGGCCTTGGAGGCGAGGTCGCCGTCCTGGGTCGCGCCGTTCAGCCACATCTGGCGGAGCACGTCGGCGGCGCCGGTGGTCAGCGGCCGGTCACCGGCGAACATCAGTGGGGATCCAGTCATGCAGTTCTCTTCAGCAGGGTCAGGCCGTCAGTTGGCCGGGTCAGGGCGGTGTAGAGCCATTTGTGGCGATCCTCGCGGAACGAGCCGCTGTCGTCGACCACGGTGACGTGCGGCCACTCCGAACCCTGCGCCTTGTGGCAGGTCAGGACATAGCCCCAATCGAATTCTTTCAGGCCGCGCTCCTTTGATCGGAGGGGGTCGGACTCAAAATGCCGATCGAAGTGGTAGGTCGACAGTTGCAGGTCATGGAGTTCGTCGCGCAAGTCATCCATCGCGACGGCGATCGTGATGGCCCCCGAGAGGCGCCTTTGCAGTCTGCTCAGGTAGCCGAGGCCGCCGTTGAACAGGCCAGAAGGGCTGTCATTCTTCGCGCAGATGATGCGCTCGCCGACCATGGGCAGGCGGCCGTCGAACCCCAGCCGGCGGCGCTTCTCCGCCGTCACGATGTAGCCGGTCTTTCGCAGGCCGGCGATCGGCTGCGTCTCGTCGCTGTAGACGTCCTCGCTGGACTCCTTGCTCAGGCGCTTGACGACGACGCCGTCGCCATAGTCGCCGATGTCGATGCGCTCGCCCAGGCGCGCCATGGTCGCCAGCCGCAGGATGGGGGACTCAGCGGCTTGCCGGTGCACCTCGCGCAGGAAGGCGTCGGGCTCGCCGGCCGTGAACGCGCCGCGGCCACTGACGGGCGGCAGCTGGCCGGGGTCACCCATGACCAGCACCTTGACCCCGAACGACAGCAGGGCGTCGGCCATGTCGTCGTTGATCATGGAGCACTCGTCGAGGCCGACCAGTTTGGCGGAGGCGGCCGGGCCCATGTCGTTCTTTATGAACCGCTTGCGGCCCGTCTCGGAATCCTCGACCACGGCGTAGATGGCGCTGTGCAGGGTCATCGCGTCATGGATGCCCTTGCGCCTCAGCACGTTGGCCGCCTTGCCGGTGTAGGCGCAGGTGACGATGTCGCTCAAGGAGACGCCGCGCGCCTCAAGCTCTTCGCGGATCGCGCCATAGATCGTGCTCTTGCCTGTGCCGGCGTAGCCAGC